ATGAAACTACTATTTGATCAGAAGACACACACGTACAGAACAGCAGAAAATGAAGAATTTATAAGCGTAACTAAACTACTCTCGCACTACAAGCAACCCTTTGACAAAGTGAGCATTAGTCTTAAAGCATCACGCAATAAGAAAGGCAAGTGGTATGGAATGAATCCAGAGGAAATTGTTGACGTGTGGACAAAAGAATCAGAACGAAGTGTACAACTAGGAAATTGGTATCACAATCAAAGAGAGTCTGACATACTAGAATGTAATTCAATTTCATACGATAATTCACTGCTGCCTGTGTTTCCTTGTACTTATGATGAGTCAGGAGATAAGGTAGCTACAAGTCAAAAGTTAGATGAAGGGGTGTATCCAGAATTTTTTCTGTATCTTCCATCAGCAGGTATAGCAGGACAGAGTGATCGAATCACTATTGTTAATGGCAAAGTTGACATCCTCGACTATAAAACCAACAAGGAAATCAAAGCCACTTCTTTTAAGAATTATGAAGGTATTTCTCAAAAGATGCTATACCCGCTGAATCATCTAGACGATTGTAACCTGAATCACTACGCAATTCAGCTTTCTATCTATATGTATATTATAATTAAACATAATCCTCAGTATTTGCCTGGGAAATTAACGCTGAATCACATTATATTTCAAGAGGACTTTGATAAAGATTCTTATGGATATCCTATATATTTACGTGATAATGATGGTAACTTTATAGTCAAAGAAGTGATCCCTTATCAAGTTCCTTATCTTAAAGATGAAGTGATGCAGTTAATCCAACACTATCAATTAACAAAAAAACTATGATATTAAAAGGAAAACGTGTGCTACTTAATCGTCCACACATTGAGAAATCAGTTATTGAAATGACACAAGATGTCCAAGACAAAATAAACAAAGACAACTTTGCTAAGTGGACACAGCTTGAAGTATTTGCTATAGGAGAAGAGGTCACAGGAATTAACCCTGGTGATAAAGTCTATATTAGTAAAAATGGAATTGAACACTGTGAAATAATAGAGATTGAAGACAGTCTTAAACTCATAGTGAATGAAGGTCAAATATGTTTAATATGGTAAGGATTTTTGATATTGTCAATGGGAAAGTTATTCCTAGTGAACACTGTTATATCTTAAAAGATTTAAAGGTGATCATAGACAATTATCCTAATAATTACATGGATGTCTTTGCCTATGTGTTTTATATGACTTGCCCTAATCCAGAATTAAATCCATTCTTTGATGTATCAGAAACTGATAGAGAGTCTTTGATTTTTAAACAAATTAATAATACATTTAGCAGTGAGGATCAAGTAGTGATTGAAGCTATAGCGTTTTGCAAGAAGTTGTATGAGACCCCAACACTTAGATCTTATATGGGTATTAAAAAAATGCTTGATAGATTGGCAATGTATATGGAAACACAAAGCATCACAGATGGTAGAGACGGTAATATAAACTCTATTGTAAGTGTTGCAAAAAACTTTGATCAAATTAGATCATCTTTTAAAGGAGTGAATAAAGATCTGATGGAGGAACAACAATCAACAGTTAGAGGAGGAGCAAATCTTGCATATGACCAATAAAGAATCTCTTTACCATTGGATGTTTCACTACAATCATTATACAGAACTATGGAGTGCGTTCCAAAGGAAGGATTGTACTCAGTATTTTGACAATCCAAGTGATCCTGATTTGATTGTGATCAAGTCAAAAGATGTAAATACAGTGGTAAATATTCTTTATAAGATTGGTGGTGATGAGAGTAAGATTATGGACTTATAATGGAATTATTTATAAAAATACCTACCTATGACGCCATCACAGAATTGTGGTCCCACACCGAATTTACAACAAGAGAAGACTTTGTGCAGTTCTTACGCTCAATATTTAAAGAACCTGGAAAATACGAATTTGACCAAACAAGCTTGCTCTTTAACTCCCAAGCCAAACAATTTAATAGTTACAAATTCTATTGTGCAGCTCCCATTAGATCAAGAGACTTCATTCAATACTGGGATTTTGAAAAAGAAAAGTGTAGGATGGGTGTTATATTTAAGAACAAAGAAAACACTTGGTACCTTACGCGGGATTATTACATGTGGCTTAACTTTCTTCCAATCTATAATAAAGAAATTGCGAGGTTTGGTTTCGCGGATGTAAGGGATGCACAGTATCACATGGCTTTATATGAGGATATTGCAAAGTACAGCTATAAACATGTAGCTATACTCAAGAAACGCCAGATTGCATCCTCTTATTTCCACGCAGCCAAAATGATTAATGGGTTTTGGTTTGAAGAAGGATGGATTAATAAGATAGCAGCATCCTTAAAAGATTTTATTAATGAGAAAGGTACTTGGCGTTTCTTAGATGAATATCGTAACTTTTTAAATACACATACAGCTTGGTATCGCCCTACACAACCAGATAAGACATTTAACTGGGAACAGAAAATTGAGATAACTCAAGGTGGTAGAAAGAAAGATATAGGATTGAAGTCAGTAATGATTGGGGTTACTTTAGAAAAAGACCCCATCAATGGTGTAGGTGGTCCATGTTCTTTCTTTTTTCATGAAGAAGCAGGGGTTGCACCTCGCATGAATGAAACATTAGAATATCTTTTACCAGCTCTAAAATCTGGTATGGTATATACAGGAATGTTTGCAGTTGCAGGTTCTGTGGGTGATTTGGATCAATGTGAACCATTGCGCGATATAATTTTTAATCCAGATTCTAAGGATGTCTTAGCAGTAAGTACAAACTTAATTAATGAGAATGGAGATACAGCTTTGTGTGGTCTATTTATTCCTGAACAGTGGAGTATGATACCCTGTATTGATAAGTGGGGTAATTCATTAGTTGAAAATTCTCTAGATATGATTCTAGAGGAACGTAAAAAATGGAAAAAAGATCTTAAATCAAACGACTATCAACTTCGTGTATCACAAAAGCCTATTAATATTGAAGAGGCATTTGCATACAGAAAGTCTTCAGTATGGCCCCTCCACTTGATCACTAGTCAACTTAGGAGAATAGAAGATAAGGAATATTACTGTGAGACTGTTGAGCTAACATGTAACGATAAAGGTGAGATAGAGGCAAAGCCAACTAAGCGTTTGCCCATCATGGAATTTCCACTCTCTCCTAGGACAGAGAACAAGGAGGGGGCCATATTGATGTGGGAAAAACCCATTAAAGATGCACCATGGGGTACTTACTATGCATCCATTGATCCAATAGGCGAGGGAAAAGCTGAACATGTTGATAATATGTTATATACACCTACAGGTAGAAAAAGAATAGGTCACATACAAATAGGAGATCAAGTAATTGGTTCTAATGGAGAATCTACTAATGTAATAGGTATATATCCACAAGGAATTAAAAAAATGTGTAATATAACATTCAGTGATGGGCATAGTATTAAAGTATGTGAAGATCACTTATGGAATGTAAAATTAAATGGTGGAACAAAAGGATATATCACACTTTCTGTGAAAGACCTGTTAAATGAGACCAAAACAATTACTTATACAGGTATAGGTAGAAATATTAAAAAAGAATATACAATCTCTACTTATTATAAAGATGCTCAAAATAGAAATAAATGGTCAATCCCTATTATTGAGAATCCTGTTATGTTTCAACCAGAAACCTTAAAAAAAATAGATGATACTTATTCTAGAAATGTACAACCTGTACATCCTTACATTCTAGGTGCACTATTAGGTGATGGTGGATTATCTCAAAGATCTATTAGATTTAGCTCAGTTGATAGTGAAATAGTTGCTAAAATACAAGAAGATTTATCTGATGATTTAGAATTAAAGAAAGTTAAAGGTAGTGGTTGTGATTATACAATAGTTACAAAAAAAGGTAATAGAAATTCTTTAACAAAAATATTAAGAGATTTAAATTTAATGGGTTTAAAATCAGAACATAAGTTTATACCCAATCAATATAAATATGCTTTAAGTGCACAAAGAATACGTTTATTACAAGGATTATTAGACACTGACGGTTCTTGTACAAATCATGGTGTAGAATTTTATTCTTCCTCTAAACAACTTGCATATG